CAAGTATTTTCGTTTAAAACCCAAGACTCAAATAGCTTAGGTGGGATAAACGCATCACGACCTGCGTCGTAGGTAAAGCCAATCCCTGCGTAGTTCTTACGCAATGGAGTGCCACCATTTTTGTGAACACCACCGTGTGTGTTGTATGAGGTCTGAATCCACTCACCGGGGCTTGAGTCCACGAATGTTTGAAAGAACTCAGGTTCAGCAACGATGACTTGCGTGACGACGCCGTTTACAACTTTGGAAAAGTGGCTCATGCCGTATAACTCCCCGAGGAAGTAAATTTCAGAATGGTGTTGGAACCAGACGTTGTTACAGTTGGGGAACCAGTAGTAGTGCCGCTGTAATACAGCGTGGGAACTGAAATAATCACAACACCAGAACCGCCGCTGGCACCAGATTGAACAGTTCCAGGCGGGTCAGTGCGGGATGCACCACCGCCGCCGCCACCCGTGTTGGCCGTTCCAGCCGTTGCGGAGCCAGCGTTCAAGCCGCCCGCGCCACCGCCGCCACTGGTGGAACCAACGGTGTAACCAGTATTGCCGTTCTGTTGCGCTCCACCAGAACCACCGCCAGCATAAGAAACTGAAGAACCGGTGATCGAATTGGAAGTGCCGCTGCCGCCAGCGCCCGATGCACCAGAAGTCGAACTAGAGGCGTTGCCACCCGTTCCACCAGAACCACCGCCGCCACCGCCGCCAAAAACACCAGACCCGCTGCCTGAGTTATAGCCATTGCCGCCGGAACTTCCTTGTCCAGACGTACCAGAAGCGCCGTTATTGTCTGCGCTGCCGCCGCCACCAGAACCGCCGCTATTAGGGCCGTTGCTAGATTGACCGCCATAACCGCCGCCAACCGCGGTCAACGATAGGCCCGTGCTGCTGGTTCCGTTGCTGCCAACGCCGCCGGATGTTCCACCAGAACCGCCGCCGCCAACCACAAACGAATAAGTCGTTCCAATTGTGAGTGTGGTGGTGCCAGAAAGCAAACCGCCAGCACCACCGCCACCAGCGACCCGGTTTGTAGATGCGCCGCCACCACCGCCGCCCGCAACAATCAAATAACTTGCAGAATAACTAGTGGCATACGAAAGAAATTGCCAGGTAGAACCGGTATAAACCTCAACAACGCCCGCAGAATTGAATCTATGCATACCCGCAACCGGAGATCCGGGCCTTTGCGCAGTTGTTCCGGTGGGCAGCGTTAGTGCGCCGGTGCTATTAAATACTACGTTCTGGTCGGTTCCTACAGTTACCGCAGTTGTGCCGTTGTTACTTGCGAGTTGCAGAACCCCAGAGGTGTCTCCTGTGAGGTTTAGTGATGTGCCGCTAGATGTTCCTGCGGAGATGATGGATGCCATTTATTTTTCCTTCGGATATTTGTCTTTCACGGCCTGAATCTCGGCTTTCCAAGCATCTAAGCCTTTGTGAAAGATGATGTCAAACTGATCCGCAAATGATGGGTATTCAGCGGCTCTTTTAGCTTTGTATGCGTTGGCTTTGATATAAGCCTCTACTGCGTCCTTGTCATACTCAACGATGTTCTCGTCTTTGTCATAAGCAACATCTCCACGGATGACAACCACAGATGGATAAAGAGCAAGAATTGCTTCGTGGTTCATGCCGCAATCTCCATTAAGGTAATAGTTGAATGTGAGATGTTTGAAACTTGAACGCTTACAGAAGCGGCGTTATTTCGACTTCTAAATTGTGTTTTATAAGTTACAGATGATGTTGTGGCTGGAGAGTCCAAATAAGCAATAGAAGCGGCTCCGCTGTTTAATAAAGTGGTATTGGTTTCTAAAATTGCGCCAATCGCTGTTGGGATTAATAAGTTTGTAGCCCCTCTCAAAAGATTTATGTCTATACAGTTTGTAGAATTTGCACTTGATTTGCTTAAACCATTTTGACTAACCAAAACAAGTATTTTGCTAGTAGCAGAAGTTGGAGTAATACTTGCAGTTAAACCAGTATCCACAAAAGTGTCTGTTGAACTTGTAACAGCGGTCGCATATGTAGCGTTTACCACCTGCAGCACCGCCCCAGTAGGTAGTGCGGCTTTAGGAATAACCTGACCGCTAGATGCAGTTGTGATAATTGTCCCTGTGTTTGCGGGTAGCGTAAGCGTATTAGTGCCAGCCACCGCAGGGGCGGCGAGGGTGATAGAACCCGAGGTATCGCCCGCAATAACAATAGAACTCATAGTATGACCCACCTTTGTCCTGATGTGACTGTGACTGACTGTCCGCCTGCGATGGTTACGGGGCCGACAGATTGTCCGTTGAATCCCGATCCGATGGTGTAGCTCGCAGAGACAGTTGTGGAGTTTACAAAGATTCCGTTGCTCGCAATAAGTTCTGGGCTGCTCAGTTCGCCCTTATTTGGGTTGTATCTTAGCTTGGTAGAGCTGACATTTTCAGATGTGATCGTGCCTGTGGTTGCGCTAGTAAAGGTCAGATAACGGGTTGCATCTGTGCTGGTGTCATCGCTAATTGTGAGTCCCGCAGAGACCGCAGACCAGACAATGTTGGTTCCGTTATAACTGAGCGCAGTTCCCGCAGAGACAGGAGCCGCGAGGAAAGAGGTTGCTCCTGATCCTGTCTGATAGGGGATTTGGTTTGCTGCACCGCCCGCGAGGTTTGTTGCCGTGGTCGCACTTGCCGCGCTGCCGCCAATAGAGAGTCCTGATGCGGTTCCGGTAAGACCTGTTCCCGCGCCCGTGAAGGAGGTTGACGATAGGATTCCGGTGCTTGGGTTGTATCTCAGTTTGGTGCTAGATACATATTCGGTCGCAAGGTTTCCCGTGGTCTGGTTAGCCAGGAGGGGATAGTAGGTTGTGTTGGTTGTGGTGTCATCCGTAACAGATGCGTAACTTACAGGTGTTGCCCAAGTGGGTGCGCCCGATCCGTTGCTCTGCAAAAACTGTCCCGCAGTTCCAGCGGAGGTAAACGCAAACGCAGTTCCTGTGCCGTAAGAGACCCCGCCCGCAGTTGGGGTTGCGGTGGAGTTTGTGCCTCCGTTCGCAATAGGAAGGGTTCCAGTTACACCAGTTGTAAGCGAAAGACCTGTTGCGTTTGTGAGCGTAAGAGAAGTTGGAGTTCCAAGATTGGGTGTTACTAGAGTCGGACTTGTGGACAACACAACCGAGCCGGTTCCAGTCTTAGTAGTGACCCCTGTTCCTCCATCTAGCACCGCAAGAGGAGAGGAAAGGCCCGAGATTGTCCCGCCCGTTATAGCGACCCCAGACATCGTGCCGCCCGTAATCGCTACGGAATTGGCATTTTGCGTGGACATCGTGCCAAGACCCGTAATTGCCGTGTTTGGGATGGTCGTGGATGCGGTGAACGCTCCAGTCCCGTTTCCGAACACATATCCCGTCAGCGTGGCGGCTCCCGTGCCTCCAGAGGCAACCCCAAGGGGGGCAGAAAGCCCAGATATTGTTCCGCCTGTGATCGCCACCGCGTTCGCGTTTTGGGTTGCCATAGACCCCAAACCCGTAATGTCCGAGCTTGGGATGGTTGAAACAGTAGAAAATGGGCTAGTTCCGCTTGCTTTTAGGTATCCAGCGGTGAAAGTAGCAGCTCCGCTTCCCCCGTATGCGACACCAATTGTTCCCGCGTTCCATGTCCCCGCAGTTAGGGTTCCAACACCCGTAATTCCTGTGTAAGACCCGCTGATTCGCGCGGTGTCTATCGTTCCGCTGGTGATTTGGCTCGCACCAATCGCAATATTTGTGTTGGTGACAGACGAAATCTGCCCGTATGCGTTGGTCGTAAAAACAGGGACTTGCGATGCAGAGCCGTAGGTTGTTGCGCTTCCAACGGGGGTTAGGCTGAATTGATAGCCAGCAAGAGTAAGCCCTGCTCCCGCAGAATACATTGCGCCCACAGAAAGAGCAGACCAGTTGACCGCAGTTGTTCCGAGCGTTCCTCCTGGCTGGGCAGAGCAATACCATGCCGATCCAGCCGTGGTGCTTCCTGATTCCACAAAAGTGACCGCGCCGACCAATTCGTTCCAAGTGTCTGCATCGGTTGACCGCGACCATGCACCCGCCGAGGCAATATATATTCCGTTTTGAGACGCGGTGGTTTGGTCTTTAACTAAAACACGATCCCCAGACGCGACTGAAATTCCATCAATCGTCTGCAATCCAGACAGAGTGATGTTAGCGGTGGTTGCGGTTAGAACTGCGGTTTTCCAAGTAAGCCCCGCCGCGATGTAGTCCACATAAGTCTTGTTTGCCACATCCGTTCCCCCAACAGGGGAGGATGAAACTGTTGCGCTAGTAAAGGCTGCGGTTGAAGGAGATGTCGCGCCAATCGTGGTGCTATTGATTGTGCTATTTGTGATGTTTAAACCAGATTGAAGCGGATTTATGGGCGCAAAAAACGGGGTTCCCGCTGGGCCAATCAGCGTGACAGGAGCAAATGTCGGTTCAGGCTGGAATATCCCCTGAACTGGGACAATGTTAGTCGTTTGCGTCTTGGCGGTGTCATTCGCCATAATGACCCTCAGTCAGCTTGAACTGCGGTGATGTAAAGAGTATTCGTTCCTGAAGAGATGCCCTTGATATAAAAAGGCTCTGCGGGACACGCAATCACAACCGGATAGTTCATCGCGGGAGGAAGGGTATAACTTCCCGATCCACCGGAGGAAGCGATTACGGGGTCAGCAACAGTTGAGGAGTTAGAAAATTCAACCGCAGCGGTTCCAGTTCCAAGGTTTAGCAGTTGCACATAATTCGCTTGGTCGTTGCTGGTGGAGGTGATTAGCAGGGCAGAAGAGGCAGATGTCGTAAGGTCAAGCCTGAAGGTGCGGCTCTGGTTACGAATGGCAGAAAGATTAACCATGATAGTCCTTTCGTTTTAGCAATTATAAAGAAAAAAGCCGCCCCTTGTGAGGGCGGCCTTCCCTATGCTTACTTCATTTAGGCGGTAAACCCTTTGTTTTTCAGCACAGTAATCAGAGCATTTACGGCAGTCGCAATTTCCGTTCCGGTAGCGGAGTTGCTAATTGCGGTGATCGCAGATGCCTGAGCCACGGGGGTTGCGCCGTGAAAGCCCACTAGTTTAGATGCCGAACCGCCGAGCAGGATGCCATCGGTTGAATCGCCGTCATAAAGATAGTGAGCGGTGGTGGTAGAAGCGGGGCCTGGATTTGCCATTTTCGTTTCCTTTCAGAGTTAAGCTGCCACGCGGCAAGCGAGTTCAGGGTAAAGGGGAGCCCAGCCATACAGAACATCCAAGCGGGTGGGGATGGAGTCGTTGTTGATCGTGTATTGACGAACCACACGAATCGACAGACCCAGTTCCTTGTCGCTTGCGCGTCCAGCAAAGTGAACACCCTCCGGCAGCTCAAGGTCAGCAGTCGCAAGAGTAAATGCGTTGCGGTGCATGACAACATTCTGAGGAGATACAGTTCCCGTGTTGTTGAAAGGAGTAACGGCTGCGCTAGAAGAAGTTGCAGCAACAGTCACATTCTGGAACTGACCGCCCGTGATGATAGCGGGGGAAACAGTAACAGAGGCAGAAGAGCCAGAGGTGATCGTTACATCAGCGGTCACGACAAAGTTACGCAGCTTGTTGGAGCCGTAAGCCTGGCGGTTCTGGGGGTTGACTGCGAACACATTGGCAATCTGGATCACATCGCCTTGCTTGAGGTTAGCGTTGGCGGTAGCGGCAGCGATTGTAATGGTCGAGGTTGAAGCCCAGCCCGTTGACAGGGAACCCGTGAAGGTAGCCGTGTTGGTGGTCAGAACAGAGGTTGAGTAGGAACCAAAGGTGTGCGAGACCACATTCTGATCCATCTTCCAAGACATACCAGCAGAGTCAACACCCATCAGACCCTTCTCGTATTGAGCCGAGATTTTGTCGGAAGGCATGAAGAGACCCTTGAGGGAGTCAACGATGGTTGCCGAGGTGAAAGGCTCAACGATACAGGAGCGGCGGCCATCACGCGGTGCGCCTTCGGAGTCCAGATATGCACCAGCCGTCAGGTAGGTGATAAGGCCCGTGGGGGGCGTTCCAGCGGTTCCAACGATGTTGGCGGTCTTGTTCTTAGCGGTCACAAGGCCATCACGATCCATCTTGTTGGCGATAGCGGCAACGGCAGGCTTGAGGATTCGGTCGGAGAACATATCCAACGAAAGAGCCAAGTCCTGAGTCGTGAACTGCGTGTCCACATGGAACTGCGTGTCGAGGGTAACGGGGACAGAAGTCTCGTTGAAATCCTCAACATTAAGCGCGGGGCCAGTCGTTCCAATGAAACGGCCAGGACGGCGGACATTCACAGTATTACCAATTTTCGCGCCGCTGACGGCAAACTGGTCGTCGTAGTCGCGGTTTACTTCGGAGGTGAAGGTAAGTTCGTTTTCGAGAACCATAAGGGCCTCGTTGGTGATCTTGCTAATTGTCAACAGATTGTTTGACATTTTGTTTCCTTTCAGTTGTTAGTTAGAAACTACTTAATCTTTCCGGCTCGTCTTGCTTCTTTCCATTGCTGATAAGTTCCGTAAAACTGACCATCAGTTCCTATCGGGTTATCTAGCGCACTTCCAGTTGCTTTCAAGGGGTTGATCGGAGCTGGTGCTTTCGTCTTAACAACAGGAGTTGTCGGCTTGCTGGTGACTTCATACTTTGCCTCCAGCTTCCCAATTTCACGCAAAGCGGAGATCACGGACATATCAGACAGTTTGCGCGCAAACTCTGGATTCTCAGCGAGGTGATATAGGATTCTTGGCCCTACCTCACTCTCTAAGATTGCATCTCGAACTTGGTCAGAGACCATCACATCCGAGGAGTCAATCATTTCCTGATAATCCGGCACTTCGCGCTTGGTGGCTTCTAGTCGCTCTTGCCAAGATTTAAGCATCTTGTCACGCGCTTCTGCCGCCTTGCGTTCTGCTTCCTGAATGTCCCGCTCCCGCAATGCCTTGTCAGCAGACCACTCAGCCAACGCTTTCGCATACTCAAAAGCATCGTTGAACTGGTCGGGTGTGGGTTCTGCGGCAGGGTCAACCTGTTTAGGGACAACCTTCTGCTCTAGTTCCCGCATCCGCGTCTCCAGAGCCTCCCTTGCTTCGCGCTCTCGCTGGGCTTCTGCCCGCGCTGCTTCGCGTTGCTTGGTTAGTTCCGAAAACCGCTTCTCAAGTTTCGGGTTTTGCTTCTTTTCTTCTGTTGCTTCCGCTTTCGTTTCAGCTTCAGGTTCACTCTGCTCTTGCTCTGCTACTGGCTCAACAGGAGTTTCCTCGACTGTTGCCTCAGTAGGGGCTTCGGGTGCAGCTAAACCTAATTTTTGTGCTTGAAACTCGGCTAAATTCTCACTAGTTACTACTGTTCCTGCTTGGCGGTCTGACATGAGTTTCCTCAAGAATTAACCCGATGAACCCATCGGTAGGTTTAGTAATTGTAATTACATATTTTGTTGTGTAAAGGGGTTTGCACCATGCTCAATATCTTGTGCCGCAAATTGAGCGTAATACTGTTGCTCACGATTCCGTCTGTCTATTTCCGCAATCAGTTTGTCGGTGTTCAGGTTGTGGATTAACAGTTCTACGATTGCGTCAATCTCGGTCTTGTTTTGGCTAGTAATGGATCGGGTGTTCTGATCGTTTACTTTTACCTCGGCCATGGTCTCGGTATTGTGAGCCTTGGCAGTAACTTCCATGAGTTTACGCCTTGTAGCTCCCTCTTCCTTAATCTGAGCGATCTGACCGCGATTGCGTATCTCCATTTGGAGGGCTTCAATCTGTTGTGCCATGGCATCCATGTTTTGCTTGGCTTGCATGATCTGCATCTGGACTTGCGGGGGGAGATCGGTTTTTTCATCAATCTGTGCCATTGGGTTCGCTGCGGCTAGTCTATCCGCAATAACATCTGCGCCTGGGAAGTCCATATTCCTAAAGACTAGATCGCCCGCGATTTGGAAGAGTTGCTCGTTATTCGCAAGAAGCGGCATCATGGCATTTACCGCTTCTAGCCTCTTGGATTGATATCCAGGGCCTGTATCCATGACCACATCGTATTCACCGATGGTCACATCGTTCAGAACCTTCTCCACACCCATTTCATCTACTTTTCGCTCATTTAGCGTGACCATTTCGGGCTGACCATCCGCGCCGATAATCCGCAGGACTCTTTCGCGGTCGTAAATCTTCGGAATCAGGTCAAGGATGATCTTTCCGGTGTGGCGAATAGATCGGGTCAGATTGTCAAAATAGTGGAAGTTGGACAGGTCAATCTGCTGCTGCTGACCCATCAAAGCCTTGCCAGAGATATTTCCCGCTGGGAGCTGGTTGGGGTCAACGATACCGACGACCGCCTGAAGGTCTTTGTTGATGCTCTCCGCAGCGGTCATAACTCCAATCGGAGGTGGTTCGGGCTGGAGTCGGGTAGGAGCGGGCGCGGGTTGTCCCTCAATGTCTTTCTGCTTGTATCTCAGGACGGCAGCGGACTTGATGTTGGCTTGCGCCCATTCGTTTTCGTGTCCCTCGTCCTGACCCTCTACGATGAGCCACTTAGCCTTAGGAGCCAGCGCGACAGATTCGGTCATGCTGGTCTGCCAGTAGTTATACATTCTCTGAGCGTCCTTGGCCATCCGCACAAGACCATATTTCTTGCGCTTGCCCTCCAGCACCAAGACTTGTCCGTAAACAGGAACAACGGGGATATATTTGCCCGCCCAAGTGCTTTCCTCTAGCACTTCCATCCCTGTGAGCTTGCACCACCGCACGACCTTCTTGTAACTCGGTCTGCGGTCTAGGATGGTGATGTTTGATAGCGCAAGGGTCTCGGGAGAGGGAAGATCGTCCTCAAACGCGCTTGTGCCGTCTGAGAGCATAACTAAAGTCTTGGGGATGCGCTCGGTGTAAAAGTATTCAGCAATCCTAATGTCTTCCTTCATCACCCAATCCGCGTCTGAGTCTCCCGCTCCGCGTTGCATGAAGTTGCCCTCTTCCGCGCCTGGATACATCTTGCGGAACTGCGCCTTGCTGATAACTGTAGTGATAAGGCAACGCTCCGCATCCGATCCATCGGGCATAACGGAGTTGGGATCCCAATAGACTGTAAATGGGTTGTCTATGGGGCGAATGTAAATCTCCTGGTCAAAGCTATCCTCCCGCGGATAGTCGGTAACGATTCGCCAGTAACCCCATCCCATCCGCACCGCAGAATCAAACGCGGTGTCGTAAGCTTGGTCTGCGTCTGAGTTGACTTCGACATGGCGAACTATGCCATTGATGATTTCCGCAAGTTTTTCGTCCGCTTGGTCATTCATCCCATGGACTTTGATGCGGGGTCGGGCTTGTCTTTGCTGGTTGGTTACCTGGCGGATGAAGGCATCGATCTTGTTGATCGTGAGGCAGGGTCTTGCCTCTAGGTTGCGGGAGTTCTGAACTTCTACTGGCCATTGCTCACCAGAGGCAAACTTGAGGTCATTAAGAGCCTCGACGCGGTTGTTGGAGTCTGCCTGGGACGCAAGGGTTAGAAACTTCTTTGCATCCTCAATTCTGGTGTCCATCTCTGACATATTTATCCCATCCAAGAAGCGGGTAAAGTGTAAGTTGGCTTTTGCGGCTTCGCCTTCTTCGGTTCATTCACCATCAGCCCGATATACCTAAATGCGTCTGCCCCGTGACTGTATTGGTCGTGAACTGGGGTCTTACTAAACATTTTAGTATCGGGGTCAACATCGTAACGATAATGACGCAGACATTGTAAACCTTCGTGGCAGTTTTCTCTATCAAAAAAGCATTTGGAGAAAATAGTCCGAGCTGCGTTGATACTGTCCGCAACGGGAGTCTTGGGGATGATCTGCACCTTGAACCCTGCCGACCGCACAATTTCTTCTATCGAGCGACCATTTCCCGCGAGGGTTTTGTTCTCCGCATCGTGAGGCAGCCAGAGCGTGTCGTAGATATAGCCAAACTTTTGCATTTCCGCGAGGTAGTGCGAAATAGTCTTCTGGTTGTCCTCAAGATAGCGAATCAGGCGAATCTCCATCCCGATAAACTGGAGGAACCAGATTGCGGTGTTGTCAGCCCAGCCCAAGTCAAACACCGCATGAACGGGCTTGATGGAGTCATACGGGACTCTAGTAAGTCTGTTCTCAAGCTCTGCCATCTTCATCTCGTTGGCAAAGACCGCACCATCTACTGTCTGGCGGCACAGACCTTCCCAGACTGTGTTGTAAGCCTCTGGATCGCGGTTCTTGAGCGAGTCTTTCTCAAACCGCAAGGTGTCGGGGAACCAGGGATTGTCATACCAGTTGATCTTTTGGATGATCGCGTTCTCTGGCGGGGAGACTATAAACCGCTGGTAGGTCTCGTCAGACTCTAGCTCAGGGTTAAATGTTATCCATATCTCCGACTTCTCTTTGCGGATCGTAGGGATGAGGATGTTCCAGCTCGTCTTAGATACAGTCTGTGCTTCCTCTACCCAGCAGATATCCACACCTTCAAAAGACTTTATGTTGGTGATGTTGTTCTTCAGGCCCGCAAAGAAGAACTCTGTCCCGTTCTGCCCACGGATAGATGCTTGGGTGATTTCGTAGAAGCCATCTAGCCCCAAAGCGATGATTTGGTCGCTCAGGAGCTTGTGGACGGAATCCTTGATCGAGGTTTGGAACTCTCGCGCACAGAGAATCCGCATGGGAGACTTTGCTCCGAGTATGAGCAAAGCCCTAGCAACCCCCCAAGACTTAGCCCCGCCTCGCCCTCCCCACAGGACTTTGTAGCGACTCTTCTCAAACAGGCACGCGAGCTTTTGGGGGAATTCAGCCCGCGCTACTGCATCACGAACTGCTTGCATTTGGGGTTACAAAAGATACTTGGATGCCCTCAATCGCGGAGCCATCAGGGTTTGCAAACTTGGTTGTGTTGGTTTCGCCCCAACCCATTTGTGCCTTTGTCCACCAGATTGCGGCAGTTGTGTCCCCGTTTATGGCCTTGTTGAAAAGAGTCTTGGCCACCTTTGCGGATGCCGTGGCTTTTCCGAGGGCCAATTCTTTTTCGTAATACTTTCTGAGCGTTTTGTCGCAGATTCCGATGAGCGCACCAATTTGGTCGTGCGGAAGCCCTAGGCCCGCAGCCTGTTCTACTTGCGCCCTAGACTTCTCTGTCGGTTCGTGGGGTGTCTGCATCTCTTTTTATTAACGGAATCATGCGACCAATTCGGCCTTCTTGCCCGTGAAATCCTCCCATCTTTTTACTATAACATCGCAATACTTTGGGTCTAGCTCCATAAGTCTGGCTTGTTTCTTAACTTTTTCACAAGCCAACATAGTGCTTCCAGAGCCACCAAAAAAATCTAACACTATTTTTTTATCAGCGTGTGATGACAAACAATATTCAATTAATTCAATTGGTTTAATTGTTGGATGAAATTTTTGAATGTCTCTTTTGCATTCAAAAACATTGGCCCCATAAAAAGGATTTCCATTATCACCCCAATACCAAATAAATTCATGGCATGGTTCATATCTGTGCATTCTGTGTTGAATTGGCTTAACCCAAACAATGCAATTTTTTGGTTCCCCCAATGATGATGTTGCTTCCAAAAACTTTTTTGCTGTTTTGGCATCGCCACAAATGTAAGCGGTGTCTACTTGAACATTGGTAATGGCATCATGAATCACTTGTGCAAACTCATCACCGTCATTCTGTATTGATTCACCATCAGATTTTTTAACATAATTAAAACCATAAGGGGGGTCTGTAAATACCATATCAGCTTTTTGACCATCCATTAATTTTTCAACCGCATCAATGCTTGTGCTATCACCGCACATCAGCCTGTGCCGACCTAGCTGGTAAATGTCTCCAGGCTTGGTCTTAGGCTCCTCTGGAACCTCTGGAACGGCATCTTCGTCTGTCAGGCCCTCGGTGGTTTCTACGGGACGCAACAGTTCGTCTAGTTCATCTTTGTCAAAACCTATTAGCTCTAGATCAAAGTCAGCGTCTAGCAGTTCGTTTAACTCTATCTTGAGCAGTTCTTCGTCCCATCCAGCGTTTAGGGCGAGCTTGTTGTCCGCAATAATTAGGGCTTTGCGCTGATTGTCTGAAAGGTGAGATAACTGTATGACTGGGACTTCTGTCATTCCCAGTTTTCTTGCGGCCATAAGCCGCCCGTGGCCCGCGATGATTCCGTTGGAAGCATCTACTAGTATCGGGTTCGTCCAGCCAAATTCCTTTATGCTTGCTGCGATCTGGGCTACTTGTGCGTCTGAATGTTGCCTAGAGTTGTTTGCATAAGGAATTAGCTCTGAAACTTTCCTTTGCTCAATTTTCACTTTTTCTTTTTCTTTTCCGCTTCCCTCTTCACCGCATAGGCAATAGCGACCGCCTGTTTTACGGGCTTGCCTGCCTTTACTTCGGTCTTGATGTTCTTCTCGAAAGCCTTTTCGGACTTACTCTTGGTGAGGGGCATGGTTGTCTCCAGACTGTTCGTCTACTTCGGGTTTGTCCGCAAGAAGTCTTTGATATTCACCGACGATTCCAGCGATCTGTAACAGAGCGGTCTCATGTTGCCTCGCAAGATCACGCAGCTCTGCGACCCTTTTTTCCATCTGCTCGTGTGTCATTTTTTCTTTGCCGTCTTTGCTGAGTCTTTGAAAGCCTGGGCAGTAGGAGCACCCTTCTCCCCAGGTTTTCTCATACGCTCGGGGGTCTTGCCCGCAGCCTTCTCTGCCTTAATCCGCTCCTGCTTGGCATGGATGTTTGCGTATAGACCCTTAGCCATTAGGGAGCTCCGTGGATGATTGCAAAGTTGATTACAACCGCTTCGGACAGATTACCGCCCGTCAGGTTCCGCAGGGTGATGTCAGCAGAACCAGCAGTCATGCTCGAAATGTAGGTGGTGTAAGCCGCCGCAGTTCCACCGCCACTAACATTGACGATAATTGCATCGTTGGCAGAGATGAGACTGTTGGTCAGAGTAAATGTAGCCGCCGTATTAGCGTTGAGGGCGACTCCGCTCATTGTGATGCGACCCGCAGATTTGTTCAGAGTCACACCCGTAGATTTGCTGGTAGCCTGAGTAACAGTTCCTTGGGCCGCAGCGGTGTAACCAATTTCTTGTGTGCAATAAACAGTCGTGCCGACAACAGTTGAAGGTGTGACCGATCCGATGGGCGAACCATCTACTTGGCCGCTGACGATTGCTTGGTCTGCGTAGGCGACTCCGATTGCTTGGGTATTTGTTGCCATGATTTTCCTTTAACAGTTCCAGTTTTTGAGAGATGCCTTAGCCCGTTCCGCAGGGCCTTTAGCGTTCTTTACAACACCTTCCATTCGCGCACAAAAAGACTTTTTCCTTGCCGCATCCTTCTCCGTCTTCGGGTTTGGGGCTGGCGGCTTCAGGTTAGAGCCATTCTTAGCATTATATTCCGCACGACCCTTTGCGGTCATCCCCGCACCTTTTTCGGTGGGGTTGTAGGTTTTACCTTTTCCCGTGGTTTTATGCGGAATGGGCTTGTCGTGCTTCTTCATGTGGTTCCTCTACGAAACAGACATCTTTCCAAGACATGACATTGTAGGTAATGCCATCTTCTTCATACTCTAAATAAGACAGGTATTCATCCTTGCCCATCGTTCCGAACCGAACTCGCTGACCGACCCGCAGGGGCATGGAGATAAACCTACCTTTGTGGTCATACTGACCTGGGCCGACCGCAACAATTTCGCCTGTATTAGGCTTTTCTTCCATCACTACTGCGAGAACCTTGCTTTTTTCTCGCTCGTCCACCTTCACTACTATCTTGTCGCGCAGGGGCTTGAGTTTCAATTATCTCTCCCAGAGAAAATTCGCCGCACCAATCCGCTGGTGACTTTTGGAGACCAGCGGGATATCTTTTGCACTCACCCAGTCGCAAATCGTGCCGGAAATAGGCACAATTCGCGCATTTCTTATCTATCACTTCTTGGATTCGTATTTGTCTTCGGCTTTGTAGGCAGAGCGATCATGCGAGTAACAGATGCCTTCGGTCTTGCCCGTGTTGAACTCGCCCTTGTCCATCATTTTGTCTGCCTTGCCCATTCCGGTCTCGTTTACGCGCTTTTCTTTGCGCTCGACTTTCATCTCGGCGGCATCAGAACCCATGGGACGCTTGAATTTGTTTCCGTATTCCATTTTGTTGCCTTTCAGGATAAGAACTTCAGTTTATAAACAGTTGAGTCTATGAGATTGAGAATGTCATCTACTGTGTTTTGCAGCTCTGTGTCTTTAGGTAGATGTTCTCTGTTATCTTGCACGAATCCGCGCAAATTTTCTAGGTAAGGCAGGGGATCAAGCATTAGGTCAAACTCATCTGGGTAGTTATCAATTATCCCGTATTTGCCCTGATAAGACTCCACGAATGTATCCGCGTGGTCTCCGATCTGCTCATAAAACTTCTGCAAAGCCTTATGCTGCGCGTATGAGCGGGTCTGGAGGTGCATGATATGAGCGTTGGTCACCGCA